AAGCCGCAACGGTTACCGGTCGTATGCACCAGGGAAGAGGTGCAGGCGATACTTGACCATCTGAAGGGTGATGTGTGGCTGGTCTGCGCTTTACTCTACGGCTGCGGCTTGCGCAATGAGGTCGATTGTCTCCAACTACGCATCAAGGATATTGATTTCGGTCAGAATACGGTGACGATCCGCGAGAGTAAGGGAGGCAGTGCGAGGGTGCTCAATCTTCCGGCCGCAGTGTCAGAGAGATTGCAGCGCCACATCCAGCAGGTCAAGACACTCCACGATCAGGATCTCCGTGACGGCTGGGGAGTGGTCGATCTGCCGGGAGCCCTGGCGAGGAAGTATCCAAATGCAAACCGTGAATTTGGCTGGCAGTACCTCTTTCCTGCTCAATCCCGTTGGAAAAACGAAGAGACCGGTCTGCAAGGCCGCCCGCATATCCACGAAACAGTCATCCAAAAGGCGGTCAAAGCCGCCCGGGTCGCGGCCCACATCTACAAGCACATCACGCCGCACACCTTCCGTCATTCATACGCTACGCACCTGCTTGAGGACGGAGAAACTATCCGCACCGTGCAGGAGTTGCTCGGCCACAAGTCAGTCACCACCACCATGATCTACACCCACGTCATGCAGAAAAAGTCAGCCGTCAAAAGTCCACTGGATAGGATGTGAGGCCCAATGAAAACCCGCAAAAAACGAGTGCAACTGCAGCCGACACAATACCGCATGGTCACCCTGATCACCCTGGACGATGAGATGCAGGCCAAGGGTGCCACCAACATCACACTGGGTGAGCGTGCCGGCGTCAGTGACTATACCGTCTCTCGCGCCCGGCGGCGCTCGCCGCTCAAGATCTTCACCGCGGCCTGCATCCTCCAGGCGCTTGATACGCACGAATACAGATACCGCAAGCGCTACACCGCCCGACCGGGCAAGAACCAACATACACCGAAGAGAACGCAACAGACTCCACTACAGAGGTAATTTAATGGAATGGTTTAGATGGTATGGCGGGACCTTTAACGATCCGAAGCTGCAGTGGGTGGCAAGTAAAGCGTGTCAGCCGGTTGCATCGGTTTTGGCGGTATGGGTGGCGGTCCTGGAACGCGCCCACAATAATGAAGTGCGCGGCTGTTGTACCGGTCTTGATTTTGAGAGCCTGGACATTGCCCTGGGTATGGACGACGGAGCGACCAGTGATATTTATCAGGCCATGGTTCGAAAAGCCATGATTGTTGGTGACGGGATGGTGGCGAACTGGGAGAAGCGCCAACCGAAAACAGAAGACATTGGAGCGGCCGAGCGGAAACGCAATCAGAGAGAGCGTGAAAAATTAAACAAGGAAATAGAATACTTACGTGAACAGCTCTCTGTCACGCAGTCACAAAATGTCACGGCTGTCACGGTATGTCACGGCATGTCACACGATGTCACGACAGAAGAGAGGAGAAGAGAAGAGAGAAGAGAAGAAGATAAAACCTTAAAACCTAAAACCTCTTCGACGACGTTTTTAAAAGAGGATGTTACAGAAGCGCCCGCGCTAGAGGTGACGGAACCGTCGTCGTCGCGGATGGGATTGCCGGAATTCCGCGATGCGTTCTACAAAACCACCGGTGACCTGTTGCCGGGAGGGTTGAATGGCAGTGCGCTGCTGCTGTGCCAGCATCATCCCCGTGATAAGCTGCAGCAGTTTTTCTGGATCATGGCGTCGCAGGGCGGGAAGACGTTCAAATATTTCAACGAGATCGTAACCGGCAAACCAAAAGCGGTTGTTGATAAAAAGACAAAAGGCGAAACCCGCCAGGATGCGGCCTTGCTGGCCGCACAGGAAACCTTGCGGCGGGTCAGGGAGGCTCAGAGTGGACAGAAGCGAACGGCTGATAGTGGCGTTGATGGAGTTGACGTGTGTCATGGGGGTCGAGCCTTTGACGGTGGAACGGCAGTTGTTGTTCCTCCGGTCCCTGGCTGATGTGGATATCAACGCGCTGGAGTATGCCTGTGAACGGGCCGCGAAGGAGTGTGAGTTTTTCCCGGTACCGGCGGTGATCCGCAAACTGGCCAGTCAGGTTCCGCGGTCCCTGCTGCCGCCGATCGACCGGCTGAAACTGCCGGAAGGGACCTATTACGAGGACGGCGCCAGGAAGCTGGCGGAGATTGTGGCCAGTTTTGGTGATGACTGGGGCCTACCGACGACACGCCGAGGCAATGCGTGAGGTTTGTTTGATTTGTCCGTCATAATTGTTGCGGATAGTTTGAATTCGTGGTAAGGGGTGGAGTATGGGAGAAAAAGAATCGACAGATTTTGAGCGAACCGCGGTGTCGGGCCAGATGGTCCTGCACGACTTTCAGTCGATTATCGGCTATGAGTCTGCCTCGCTCAAGAAACACCGGAACGAGCGCTTCTGTGTGGCGTTTGTGGAGAATGGCGGCCATGCCGGCAAGGCATACCAGACCGCCATCAAGCCGGATTCCTCTGATGACCAGGCCCGCAAGAACGCTCATAAACTCTTGAAAAACGAAGACATCCGGAGACGAATCAGTGAATTGTCTGCCGTTATCCGCAACCGGACCATTAACGACCTGATCGACTTCCGTCTGAAGGGCCTGCGCTTCGATCCGGCCAAGTTTTTTAACGCAACTGGCGGCAAGATTGCTATCCACGACGTACCGGAAGAGCACCGCGTCGGTATCGGCCTGGAATCCCGCGTGGTGGATGGCTGTCTCGTCTACGCCCCGGTGTTCCCCTCTCCGGAGAAGTCTGCCGATGCCTTGCAGAAGATCCTGGGCATGGACAAGTCCAAGATGGAACTGACCGGCAAGGATGGCGGACCGGTCGAGGGCTCCATGACCCTGAACGTGTATCTTCCCGATAACCAGAGGGGTTGATGGATATACGACCGCAACCAGGCCCGCAGGAGATGTTCCTGGCCAGCCCTGCCGATATAGTGATCTACGGCGGTGCAGCTGGCGGGGGCAAGTCCTGGGCGATCCTGATCGAGGCGCTGCGGCACGTTACCACCAACCAGGAGTTCTCGGCGGTCTACTTCCGGCGTAACGCCACCCAGGTCAAGAACCCGGGCGGTCTCTGGGATGAAAGCATGAAGCTGTACCCGGGCGCCGGCGGGATCCCGGTCTCGAATATCCTCGAGTGGCAGTTCAACAAGGGCGGCAAGATTAAGTTTGCGCACCTGGAGAACGAAAGCACGGTCCTGAACTGGCAGGGCTCGCAGATCCCGTTGATCTGCTTTGACGAGCTGACTCACTTTTCCGAGAACCAGTTCTGGTACATGCTCTCCCGTAACAGGTCCATGAGCGGTGTCCGGCCCTACATCCGGGCCACGACCAATCCTGATTCCGACAGCTGGGTGGCGACGCTGATCGCCTGGTGGATCGACCAGGAGACGGGCTATCCCATCCCGGGCAGGGGCGGGGTGGTGCGCTGGTTCATCCGGGTGAACGACGACCTGGTGTGGGGCGACTCGGCCGAGGCGCTGGTGGAGAAGTACGGCGAGAAGGTTATGCCCAAGTCCTTCACCTTCATCCCGGCTACGATCCAGGACAACAAGAAGCTGATGGAGGCCGACCCGGGTTACATGGCCAACCTGCTGGCCCTGGATACGGTGCAGCAGGAACGCCTGCTGGGTGGCAACTGGAAGATCCGCAAGAGATTCGACGGCATGTTTGTCGAGGGCTGGCTGAAATACATTGATATCAAGCCCTCGACACTGAACGTCTACATCATGGTCGACCCGGCCAGTTCGAAGAAGAAGACCTCCGACAATACGGCCATGGCGGTGATCGGGGTGGATGCATCCCGGAACAAGTACCTGCTGGATGGCTATAACCACAAGATGAACCTGCGTGAGCGCTGGCTGGCCATGCGGGGCCTGCGCCGTAAGTGGAAGGGTGCCGCCGGGGTGCAGGGTGTCTTCGTCGGTTACGAGCGCTACGGCATGCAGTCGGACATGGAGTACTTCGAAGAACAGATGGAGCTGGACAAGGATGTCTTCGATATCAAGGAACTGAACTGGTCACTCTCCAGCGGCCAGAGCAAACGGGACCGGGTGCAGCGCCTGGTGCCGGATTTCATGCAGGGAAGGTTCTACCTGCCGCGACTGGTGAGTGATGAGACCAGCGCCCAGGCAAAGATGCGGGAGTCCGGGCAATCCTACCGGATCTTCCAGGTACCGAAGTACAAGGACCAGGATGGCAACGTCTATTCGATGCTGGACCGGTTTACAAACGAGTTCCTGCGTTTCCCCAGTCCGAACTACCCGGACGACCTGATCGACGCCTGCAGCCGGATTTACGATATGGACTATGACGCACCGATACTGTTTACCCACGAAATGAACGCGATGCTGGAACCGGAGGTGGAGTGATGGCTGATAACATGACGACCAAGCTGTTCAGTGAGCTGGTGAGGGAGATCGACCCCAGCGAAGAGGAGAAGCCGGCCTATGAGTTCAGCAATGGAAGAAAGTTTGTTCAACCTGCGGAACTGTACCGACCAGAGCAAGGGTAACGCCGCCTACGAGGCACTGCCCGAGTCGATCAAGGCGATCTACTCGGAGTCGGAATGGCTGTGGCAGCGGGACAAGCACTTACTCATCCAACAAGAAACGGAGCCTGAGACCGAATGAAGCAGCAGCGACCCGATGTCATCCTCCGGAAGGCCCAGATAGACGACGAAAAGCCGGTGCGTAAAATTATTGTTGACTTATTGAAAACATCCGCCATAATCGCGGACAACTTCACCGGGAGTCTCTTGATAGAGTTCCATAACGGTGGCATCTGCGGTACGGAACTGAAGTCCAAGAATCTTTTATAACTCGCGGATTGTCTAACTTTCCCGGCCTGGCCGGATTAAAGACCCTGACCCCGCATTAACGTCTCTCTGGCGTTGGTGCGGGGTTTTTGTTTGGAGGCATGGATGGAAGGATTGATCGTGGACCCGATGGACCAGAGCATCTGCCAGTTGGTGGCCGGCGTGCTGCAGCGTCACTACCCCGGCCATGAGTGGCTGATAGAAGCAGACCGGCGCAAAGGGTTCATCGATATCCGCAACCTGGACCTGAACGGCAAGATGGGCTGCCGCATCGATATGGGCGGCTATGCCACGGCCTCGGAGATCGAACACCTGGCGATGCAGTTCGGCGGGGAGCTCCTGGAGCGTCACCATGTAGCCCGAGGGGCGGTCGATCATATGGCCATGGCACAACTGAAGACCGATATCACCGGGAACGCGAGGTATGACAGCTGATGGACGAACCGATCATCACCACAGCATATGAGCCGGGTGAGGCTCCAGTCAAGAACGCCGGCTGGTGGCTGCAGCTGGCCACGAACGCCTACAACAAGTCCACCAGTTATTTCGACGGCTTTATCCGGCCGATGATCGAGGACGACCTGCGTCACTTCAACGGCCAGCATGCCCGCGAGAGCAAGTACCTGACCGATTCCTACAAGCTCAAGTCGAAGACCTTCCGTCCCAAGACCCGCACCAGTATCCGCAAGCACGAGGCGACCGCCGCCAATGCCTTTTTCGCCACGACCGATGTTGTCAACGTGGAGCCGGTGGATGACCGCAACGAGCTGCACCGGGCCGCCGCCAGTCTCTACAAGGAGCTGCTGCAGATCCGCCTGACCAATACGACCCGCAAGGCGATCCCCTGGTTCCAGACCTGTATCGGTGCCTACCAGGAATCCATGACCAATGGCGTGGTGGCGGCCAAGATCGAGTGGGAGATCAACGAGCGCAAGGGTATCGACCGTCCCCGGGCCCCACTGATCCCGGCTGAGAACCTGCGCATGGACCCGGCCTCCGACTGGATCGACCCGGTGGGTTCCAGTCCGTACCTGATCTACCTGATCCCCATGTATATCAAGGATGTCAAGGCCCGCATGAACGCCGGCAAGTGGCAGCCCTGCTCCGAGGCACAGATCCTGTCGGCCAAGACCAACGCCAACGACAGTACCCGCCAGGTGCGAGAAGGCCGCGTGGACAGCAAGGACCAGAACGGCGCCGTGACCGATTACACCGTTGTCTGGGTGCACGAGGTGATCGTCGAGGATGAGGGCGAGGATGTGGTCTTCTTCACCCTGGGTACGGAACACCTGCTGACCGAACCGGTTCCGCTGCGCGAGCGTTACTTCCATGGTCAGCGGCCCTTCATCATCGGCAACTGCATCATCGAGGCGCACAAGGTCTATCCGTCCTCCTTCTGCCGGCTGACCCGCAGCACCCAGACCGAGATCAACGACCTGGCCAACCAGCGCATGGAGAATATCAAGCTGGTGCTGAACAAGCGCTACTCAGTCAAGCGCAACAAGCAGGTCGACCTGCGGTCCCTGACCCGTAACATCGCCGCCTCGGTGACGATGGTCAACGACCACGACGACATCAAGATCATGGATACCCCGGACGTGACCGCCTCCAGCTACAACGAGCAGGATCGGCTTAACCTGGACTATGACGACCTGGCCGGCGGCTTCTCCGGATCCTCGGTCTCCAGCAACCGCAACCTGAACGAAACGGTCGGAGGCATGAACCTGCTGTCGTCCAGCGGCAACCAGGTCAGCGACTACCAGCTGCGTACGTTTGTCGAGACCTTTGTCGAACCCTTCATGCGACTGCTGATCGCAACCGAGCGCGAGTACGAGACCGACGACGAAGTGTTGAAGATGGCCGCCCTCAAGGCCGGGATCGCCGAGATCAGCGAAGCGCTGCTGCAGCAGGACGTGATCCTGTCGGTCAATGTCGGCATGAACAATACCAACCCCCAGGTGCAGGCCGAGCGTTTCATCTACGGCCTGACCGGTCTGGCCAAGTTCAAGCCGGAGTTGATCAAGCGGCTCAAGGACGAGGATATCGTCAAGGAGCTGTTCGGCAAGTTGGGATACCGTGACGGCGGTCGTTTCTTCGACTTCCAGGCCGACATGAGCAACCAGGATGACACCAAGATCAAGCAGCTGACCATCGACAAGCTGGCAGCAGAGATCGAGCAGATCAAAGCGACGTCCAAGGTGAAAGAGGTCGAAGCGATGCTCAGGCGGGTGGAGACGCTGTATTCATCCATGCAGACCGCCCAGGTGGCAGCTACCGTGCCGGGCGCCGTGCCGATCGCCGACGAGATATCCAAGAGCGCTGGCTTCTTAGACCAGAACGAAGCGCCCATCTATCCCGAGCCGGGGGCCGCGGCGCTACCTGCCGCTGTCCCGGCCGTGGACCTGCCAGAGAATACTTCACCCATGTTCCCGGCCCAGCCCGCCGGACCGGGTGAGGGGATGATGACCGGCATCGAGACGCCGGAAGGGGATGGTGTCGTCCATGAGTGACTTGTCCCCGCAGGAACGAGAGATACTGAACCAGGTCAAGCTGGGCATCGCGGGTGAGCGCTTTATTGAAAGCCCCCTGGGTGGCGAGATTATCAAGCGGGCGCAGATGGACCACGATGACGCCATGAGCGAACTGATGGACGTGGATCCGAACGATGCACTCCTGATCCGGGACATCCAGAACCGGGCCCGGCTGCCGATCATGCTGCTGCAGTATCTCAATGACATTGTTGAAGAAGGCCGTCAGGCCGAAAAACTCATATCGGGAGAGGAATAACCATGGAGACAAACCAGGAAAGCACTATCCATACGGACGTGCCGAACGCAGCTGGTGATGAAGTCAACACCGAGCAGACACCCGCAAGTCAGCCGCTGAGCCCCCGCGAGGAGGCGCTGGCCAGGATCGACCAGGCCAACCTGGAGCAGATCAACCAGAAGAACACGGAATACCGGCAGGCCAACGGCGAGCCTGAACCTACCCCTGAAGAGGGGCGGACAGAGCCCGTGGTAGAGGTACAGCCGGTCCCGGCGGAACAGACGGTCAGGGTGAAGGTCGATGGAGTGGAGATGGAACTGCCCATCTCGGAGGTAGTCAAGAACTACCAGAAGGATACCACGGCCGACAAGCGGTTGAAGGAAGCAGCCTTGCGGCTGAAAGAGGTAGAGGAGCGCGAGAAGGCGCTGGTGCAGGTACCCGCGGAACGGGCAAACGAGGGGCAGACTCCATCCGGGCAGCCGGACGAATCGGCCCGCGAGAAGGCCCAGCGCGTGATATCGGCCATGCTGGAAGGTGATACCGAAGGAGCCGTGGAGGACCTGGCCGAGATATTCAGCGTCAAGCCAGCCCCGGCACCGGCAGCAGCGGTCATCGATCAGGATCAGGTCAGCCAGTTGGTGCAGGAAGGTCTCCGCCAGCAGGAGTTCGACCGGGAATTCAAACAGGCGCAGGCGACGTTCGCCAAGGACCATGCCGACCTGAACGAAAACCCGACCCTGGCAGGAATGGTCAACCAGCATTACACCGCGGCCCTCGAAGCGGGATTCTCCCCCCTCCAGGCAACCGACTATGCAGTCAAGGAAGTACGCCAGTTCGTTACGGAACTGACCGGTAAAGCCGGTAACTCAGCAGCAAGCACCATTCGCCAGGAACGCAAACAAACCTACGACACCATCACTCCTGCAGCGGGCCGTGTCGATCTTGGCAATCAACAGCAGGCGGACGATAACTCCCCCGCCGCTGTGATCCGCCAGATGAGAGAAGCACGCGGGCAGGCATAGAGGAGAAAGATTATGGCCGGACAACTTTGGGTCACCAACTCGCTGGGCGGTTACATGTTCGCCCCCAACCTTTCCAAGAAGCTGCGCATGGCTGTGCAGCCGCTGTCCAAGTTCCGTCAGTTCTGCGACGTGAAAGAGGGCGCCGTCGGCCTCGGCAAGGGTAACCTGTTTCACTGGGATGTGTTCTCGGACGTAGCAACACAGGGCACGACCCTGGTCGAGACCAGTACCATGCCGGAGACGAACTTCACCATCACCCAGGGCACGATGACCATCGCCGAATTCGGCAACTCGGTTCCCTACTCCGGTCTTCTGGATGCCCTGTCCGAAGCCCCGATCACCGATATCATCCGCAAGGTCATCAAGAATGATGCCACCCGCGCCTTCGATATCGCCGCCCAGGCCGAGTTCAACAAGACTCTCCTGCGCGTGGTACCAACCGCCGGCACCGACACCAGCGCCGTGACGCTGACCACCAACGGCACCGCTACCCTGACCAACAACGTGGCCCTGGGTAAGGATCACCTCAAGTCGATCGTCGACCTGATGAAGGAGCGCAACATCCCCGGGTATGTCGGCGAGGATTACATGGCGATTGCCCACCCGACCACCTTCCGGAAGCTGAAAAACGACCTGGAGCCGGTCCACCAGTACACCAACCAGGGTTTCGGCATGATCCTGAACGGCGAGATCGGCCGCTTCGAAGGCGTCCGCTTCACCGAGCAGACCGGCATCGCCAAGGCGGCCTTCACCAACGCCAAGTCAAACTGGGCATATTTCTTCGGTGAGGACACCGTGGCGGAAGGTATTGCCATTCCCGAGGAGATCCGCGGGAAGATCCCCGGCGACTACGGCCGTTCGCGCGGCATCGCCTGGTACGCGCTGGAAGGTTTCGCGCTGTCCCAGCCGTCCGTGGCCAACGCCCGCATCATCAAGTGGGATTCGGCAGCATAGTGAACTGACCGGCCCGGCAGTCATCACCAGCGGGAGGGGCCGGGTACCCCTCCCAGCAATTCATGAGGAGATACGCAGATGGAAAAAGATAATCAGTTTCAGCGCCCCCAGGGCGATACCAATGCGGCAGAAAGAAGCATGAAGGATCGCGGCACCACAACCGGAGTCACCGATACCTACGGCGCCGACATCTCCGGCGGGGCCACCAACAAGATCGGCGGCCAGCCCAGCGGTGATTTCATGACACCCAGCGGTACCGGTGGAGGTTGCAACGATGGCGGGGCCTGCTAAACCAAAGCAGGCAGTACGCCGGGAGCTGGACCGGTCCCGTGTCTTCGGCCAGGTGTTTGGCTCCGATCGCGGCGCCGTCTGGGAGCAGGATAACCTGCTGTTCGATGCCGCCGGCAATCAGCTGGAGGATACCAGCGGCGACGACACCTTTCCGGATCCACCCGGAACGGCTGCGTGACAGAAACGATCTACAGCAACGGAAAGGCAATGGTGATTGTTCCATGACGTGGAGTGCCGAAACATCCCAGGGGTTTGAGAGTAGAAAGATAAAGTACCTGCTGCCGCGCTATACCCGCGGGCGGGTGCTGGAGATCGGCTGCGGCCAGGAGAAGGCTTTCCCTCATTTCATCGGCTATGACTCGGGCCACCACTTCGGCCGGGGCGCCGCCGATATCGTCGGTGATGCCGCCAGCCTGACCCTGTTTGCCGACAACTCCCTGGATGCGGTCTTCTCGTCGCACGTCCTCGAACACATGCCCGACATGCGGGCCGCGCTGGATGAGTGGTCGCGGGTGATCAAGCCGGGCGGCTATCTCTGTCTGTACGTCCCCTCGGCCAATCTCTATCCCAAGTGCGGGGAGCCCGGCGCCAATCCGGATCACAAGCATGACATCTACCCGGCCGACATCATGGGGCTGATCGCCTCACCGGATTACGGCTGGCGGGTGGAAATCGCCGAGGAGCGGTCCCAGGACAACGAGTACAGTATCCTCTTCATTGCCCAGAAGATCGAGGCCGGTACGGTCTACCTGCCGGAGGAGCGGAAACAGAAAACCGCCTGTGTGGTCAGGTACGGCGGTTTTGGGGACATGCTCCAGGCGGCCTCGATCCTGCCGCGACTGAAGGAACAAGGTTACCACGTCACGGTGATGACCACCCCCAAGGGCAAGGACATCATTGCCGGCGATCCCAACGTGGACGACTGGTACATTCAGGATACTGACCAGGTACCCAACAACGAGCTGCACGCCTTCTGGCAGGTCCAGGCCGAACGGTTCGACCGTTTCGTCAACCTGTCCGAATCCATCGAGGGAACACTGCTGGGACTGCCCGGCCGCCCGAACCACGGCTGGCCGCACGCGGTCCGCCACAAGTACCTCAACCGCAACTACTTCGACTTTACCGCCGACCTGGCCGGGGTGGAGTTCAAGCCCTGCAAGATGTTCTACCCCAGCGAGTACGAGAAATCACAGGCCGACGCGCTCTGCTCCGCATACGATATCACCGTTTTGTGGTCTCTAGCGGGTTCATCGCACCACAAGTTCACCCCGCACATGGATGCGGTCATCGCCCGGATCCTGCTGGAGTGGCCCACGGCCCAGGTGATCCTGGTGGGTGACGACGCCTGCCGGGTGCTGGAGCAGGGCTGGGAGGATGAGCCCCGCGTCAAGCTGCTCTCCGGTGAGCTGCCTATCCGCCAGACACTGGCCCTGGCACAGCGGGCGGAGATCGTCATCGGCCCGGAGACCGGCGTACTGAACAGTGTGGCCCACGAGCCGAACGCCAAGATCGTCATGCTCTCGCACTCCAGCAAGAAGAACCTGACCCAATACTGGTACAACACCGCCAGCCTGACCCCACAGAACTGCGCCTGCTATCCCTGTCACCGCCTGCATTACTCGCGGGCCTTCTGCCCCGGTGACGAAGAGACCGGCGCCGCTGAGTGCATGCTGAAGATCACCGCCGCCGAGATCTGGCAGGCCCTGGAACAATCCCGAAAGGCCGGTAAAAAGAAATGACCTTCTTCCAACTATTGACCGCCGCCCGGATCGCCCTGCGGGATGAAGCCGGATCCCGGGACGATCACCACTCCCTGCGCGAGGCCACCGCCCTGCTGTTCTTTAACGAAGCCATTCACGAGGCCTGTCGTCGTTCGCGCCTGATCGTGGACCGCAGCACGCCGGCCGTCTGCAGCTATACCGTCACCTCCAACCAACCGGTCATCACGGTCGATCCGCGCATCATTAAGATCCGCCGGGCCGCGCTGACCAGCCGGACCGAACAGCTGCGCCGCCTGTATGTGGCTGATATGGATGCACACTCCGCCGGATGGGAGACCCATACCGGACCGTCCAGCGGCTACGTGGCCGATTACGAGACCAATAAGGTGTTCCTCTACCCGGTCACACCGACCGCCGATACCCTCAAGCTGGCGGTGGTACGCCTGCCGCTGGAGGACCTGGCCGGCCTGGCCAGCGTCCCGGAGATCGCCCCGCAGTATCATGCCGCCCTGGTGGAGTACGTGGTCTACAAGGTGCGCTCTATAGAGGACACCGAGATGTACGACCCGCGCAAGGCCGGGATTGCCTATGCCGCCTTCGAAAAGGAGTTCGGTCCCAAGCGCAGCGCCCGGGATGAAGTCTGGGAGAATTCACAGCCGTTCCAGGAGTACGAATAATGTCCAAGCCGGCGGTCTTCACATTCGTCACCATGAACAACGTCGACGACCCGGCCGACCTGAACCGAGCCAAGGGTGAATGCGTGGCCCTGGTCAATGTAGATCCGGACAATGACGGCGGGATCGCAGTCCGCCCCGGCCTGGTCACCGGCCTGATTCAGCAGCCGGTCACCGAGAGCATGGGCAGCCGCAACTACTGGGCGGTCGGCAACAAGGTCTATTGCAGCAAGGCCCTCTCCGACGACGAGGACCAGCGCTTCAGCACGGTCATCACCCTGGACGATATGATCACCATGATCCGCCGGGTGGATGGCGGCCTGTATGTCGGCAGCACCACGGAACTGCACTACCTGCACGGGACGGATCCCCAGGTGGAAGGTTTCAGCGACCAGTGGACCGAGAGCTACGGCGTTATCCTGGGCACCGGCTGCCACGTGCGCGGGGGACTGCTTCCGCCGGGCCTGGGAATGTCGGGCAACTGCTGCATCTTCGCAACTCACCGCGGGGTGATGATCGGGGCCCCGGGCGGCGTGGTCATCAACCTGTCGCAGGGCAAGGTATCCTATGACTACGGCCTGACCGGCAAGGCCTGCATTCGCGAGACCAACGGCCTGGTTCACTACCTCTTCACCACCTCGGCCACCAACCCGGCCTATAACCGACTGCCAGCGTTTACCTTCCCGGTAAATTAACTTAAAGGAGAATGACCATGACCATGCAACTGTCTGCCAAGCTCGCCAACCTGATTGCCAGCGGCTCCGATGTCCGCAGCGCGATCGGGGACTTCAAGCGCTACCTCTATTCCGGCACGATCCCAGCCACGGCTGATTCGGCCATCAACGGCACACTGCTGGCGGTCCTGACCAAGGACGGCAACACGGCCGCCTTCGAGGTACTGCCCCGCTGGAAGGTTACCATCGCCGGTTCGATGGGCGGCACCGTCACGGTCAAGCTGGGTGGAGCGCCGATCCATGCCGCCGTGACCAGCGTCACCGACGCTACCACGACCGCTGCGCTGCTGGCCACCGCCATCAACGGCACTCTGGTCAAGCCGTTCTCCGGTTTCACTGCCACCTCGACCGGTGCCGACCTGTTCGTGATCGGGCCCAAGGGCAGCGGCGCCAGTCTGAACGCCCTGACCTGTACGTCCGCCGTCACCTCCTCGGTAACAGCCACCGTCGCTTCCTCCGGCCTGCCGGACGGCGCCAACGGCACCACCCTGGGTGTGGCTTCATCCAACTGTTGCGGCTTTGACCAGCGGGCAGTCGCCGGCGTACTGACCTCCAGCGAGACCTGGAAGGATAACTCGGCCGACACCACCGGGAGCGCTGCCTGGTACCGGGATGTCTATGATGCCGCCGACACCGGCACCGCTACCACCGCCTATCTGCGCCGGCAGGGTTCGGTAACCAGCATCGGAGGCGGCGGGGATTTCGAACTGGCTTCCACGTCCATCACCGCCACCACCCCGATCACCGCGACCGGCGCGACCTTCACCATACCCTCAACCTAAACGGAGTCGGTCATGGCTGAACGTATTACAGTACGGGAATACCTGGCGGGGACCGCCGCCCTGGTGGGAACTGCTTCGGAAAGACTACAACTCTCCGAACATGTTACCGCGATACTGGAAAACGCCGGAGCTTCCCGGGAAGCGTTACGGTTTTCCGAACACGCGACCGGCGTCCTGACGCGCACGGCTACATCCCGGGAGTCGCTGTCCTTCTCGGAGTTCGTCCGGTCCGCTCTCTGGGGTCAGGCCCGCGAAACACTGCGGTTCGGCGAAAACGTCCACGGCGTTTCGCTGGTCACTGGAGTCTCGCGGGAAGCCCTGCGCTTCTCGGAGCGGATCCTGGGGATGCTGGTCGAGGTCGATGATCTGGTCTGGGTGGTCAACCTGAAGACCGGCGGGCATGCCCAGTATACCGGCGCACTGGATGGCAGCGTGCCAGTGGAGGGTTATGCCGTGACCGGTGTGACCGACTTCGGTATTCCCAACAAGAAGAACGTCCCGGACGCCTTCCTGCACATGCGGGCCGGTGCCGACGTGGAACTGGCCACGATCACCGACGAGCAGCTTGAGGTCGGCGGCTACACCATCTCCAGTGACGACCAGGCCGGGCTGCATCGCCGGCGAATCCAGCTGGCCCGTGGGATCCGCGGGACCAACTGGCAATTCAAGGTATCCGGCAGCGACTTCACCATCAAGTCACTGGAAGTTCCGCCGGTAACATCCCAGCGGGTGCAATGATGAAGATCCAGCCGACCAGCGAGAAGGCCGCCGAGTATGCCTGGTTCGGCAGGCATTGTCTTGGTTTGCAGTCTACTGGCCAACAGGCGCTACAAGACGGGCTCTATATCATCATCTGTAAGTACACTCCCGATGAAGCGATCCTGATTGCAGTCGGCGGTGGGAACTTCCTGGCACATCCCCGTTCCGGTAACCTCCGAAAAATCCCCTACACCAGTTCCGAGCAGGACCAGCAGTTTTTAACCAGTGTGTTTCATGGTGGCTACTCTGAGCGTGGTAACGAGCAGATGACCAACGAGCTGGACCAGAAGTGGTCGTATCCGTTGATAGACAACGACCAGGCGACGTTCGTCATCAACTCCGAAGATCTTACCGCTGAATGGACAACGGAAGAGAACTACGGAAATGTCTGGTGGATCGGAGCGGACGGCACAACGCTTTCCTGGAGAGGTCCGGCAAACAGGCATTTTGCATTGCCGAGAGATACACATATACCCGGATTCACGCAGATGGAAGGAACTGTCAGCGGCGGCGCAAGCCTAACAGTAGCCTATACGCCATTTCGCAATAAGATTTATCAGGACGGCTCTGTGCTGGTTGAAGCTCCTGTGCTCACAGGTGAAGACGCTCCGCTTGCTCTTGTGGTTGGAGCTTGTTTCTACAAAGGCGTGCTTATCTGTATGACTGTATCTGACTTCGAGGGCGCGTTCTGGTTTCAGGTGTGGAAGCGGCTTGGAGAAGCGTGGTCGGAGATTGGAGTGAAAGAGCAGGCCAGCAGGGCGAAAGAACCTTGCTACATCAGCAAAACCGGGAACTTGTTCGTTTTCGGAAAATCACTCTACACCATAAGCGACGATCTTACTAATTGTACCAAGGGCAACACCATGTCCGCTGCCGCCCCAGGTACTAGAAACGTCTCCGGGACTGGTGGTTATGGTTCGACATACACCTATTCAGACTCTGAACAAAGCCTGTGGGCCGGGATAAACAAACTCGACGATCTTGAATACTCGGTTGTCTCTTCCGATGCTATTTTCTCAGGGTCGTCTACTGGAAGCTCCGCTGGGTCTGGGACAACGATAAAAGTTCCTGTATACCGAGGCAATCCGGCAACTACCCTACTATTAAACCAGACTTCTATCGGTACGTTTCTGGCAACTGCAAACGGAAGCTATTGCTCTATAAAGTGGACAGGTATAGATGAGTCTACAGGTACTGCCGCCGTTAAAGACAATCCTTGCTCTGGTGGATGGACTGTTACTGCAACCATGCAGCCTCAAGGCATCATGGCCCAAATAACACAAGAGAACCCTGCTACAACTCCTCTCACCATAACAGGTCCAGATGAGTGGGCAGACAATATAGAAGACTATAATGTTACCGGTGGAGCAGGTAATGTAACAATGACAATGCCTTCTGGATGCGGTAGCTCGTCAATAACCGTAACCGATGAATGTGGTGGGTCGGCAAATAAAACGGTGAGGATGCCTGAAGGCGTATGGAAATTGATTTCGGAGGAGTGGGCTACATGTTCTAGTGCGCTGGATAACTGCGAAACATATCCCTGCCAATACTTTGCAATACCTGCACAGGCAAAGTGCGGATATTCCTGGACTACAGGTGCGCCCAACCCATTCCAGACCGAAGAAGATGGAATCGCCAGCGGTAGTTCAAGGACGAACACGGTCTGGCGCTGGGGTGCTGGGTCTGACACTGAAAGTTCTTTGGGAGCAACAAAAGTTGAAAATCAACAGTGGGTTGTTGTGCAACAACGTAATTATGAATGGTGGTGTAGTGCCACTGTTAAGGGGTGGTGAATATGACAGTTCAAGAAGAACACATTGTCAAACTTAAATTTATAGAAGAGATGCCAGATAGATATGACTACTCTTCCTACAGGAAGTTTTGTCTCGACAATGACTTCGAGCTTATGTCGTTTCCTGTCTACGCTCATCTGATAGAATCGGACATACCGACTATTGTCGCCAATGCAGCAAAGTCAGTGGGGCTTGGTGATACCATAGCCAAGATAACTCATGCTACTGGCATGGATAAACTAGCAGAACTATATACCAAGATTACCGGCAGGGATTGTGGTTGTACATCTCGTCAAGAGGCTTTGAACAAACTCGTTCCTTATGGAGTTAAAGAAGATGGCGTGTGATTGTGAAGAATATGTAGACTGTGGTGATGATGTCGATGTTGATTCAGTCAACTCCGATGGCTCTATGTCTTCAACACACTCTATAGCGCATGAGGTGAAGGTTACGAACCTGCCAATACCATTCCTTGAGAAAACAACAAGGGACTTTTCCATATCTCATTCGCGGTCAAGCGGAGGGTCTGGCTCTGGAAGCATCGTTACTTGTACCGATGGTTTCTCTCTTTCTTGTGGATCAGGAGGCGGAGGAGGCAGTGCAGACTCTTCTGTGAGCGAGCACTGCATCAGAGAGGTAAATATTCCCTACTATCTTGACAGACTGAACGAGATATTTATCTACAGATCTGTGCGGGAAGAACTTTCATTCTCAAAATCATCATCGCAGCTTGCTGAGTTCAGGGTTCAATGGCCTCCATACGCTTCAGGCAAACTTTGCATACCGAACAGCGTAGTCACCAACGGTATAGAGAAGTTTGTCGTTGTCAGGAAGGGTGTAGAGACGGTTCTTGCCACAAAAGAATACCAGTACAACCCTTTCCCTAATGATGACGTTGGCGGTGGTGTCTGGGGCTTGTATGGAAATGTTTTCGAGTACGGTGAGGCGCAGCCTGACACGCCGGATGTTGCCATAATACTGCTGGTTCCAAACCCACCCAAGAAGGCTATCCCACTTGACAATGACGTTATGTACTACGGTTTTTATGATTACAACGCTATGCAGGGTGGCTTCGTAGAAAACGAACTTCCCAAGGATGATGGAGGCAAAGACTACTTTTATCCCTACTGGCTACGGCAGATGCCCAAGAGTCAGTTGTGG